TGCTGTGCTTGAGGTTGCTGTGTTGTTTTCTGTTGCTGTGCTTGAGGTTGGGCCTTTTGTTGATCAGGCGTAGCCTGCGGCTCAGATTTTTTTGCACCCTGTAACGGATAATTCTGCTGTAACCACTGTTGCAGTAGTTCCGGAGTAGGCGCCTGTTTGCTTAGTTTAGCAAACTCATTAAAATCTCTTTTTAGTTTGTTTTTAAAGTCACCCAGTGCTCTGTTAGCATCCGCACTTTGTCGCATGTTCTTGCTAAAAGGGTTTAAACCTTTAACTGTATCCGCGGCTTTTTGTGCAAAACTGTATGGTGCTTCTGTGATTTCCGTTATTTTCATACAGTTATTTATTTTCTTTATGGTCGTAAGGTGCCAAAAACCAAATAGTGTAGTTTTATTTGCAAAATCTCGTTCTAAATAAATCTACTATGATCAAGAAGTATGTAATAGTTGAGAAAAATGACATCGAACTGTTGAATTCAGCAGAAGAAGTAGATGTCTGTCTCTCTATGCTCAAACAAAACAATCCAGACAAAGAGTACGAAGTAAAGGAAATTCAAGTAAGTGCAGTTAAAAGTGGATTTGGACGTGATCCTGATTTACATTAAGATGTGATCTAAAGATCACATGTATTATCGCTTACGCTCAATACATTTTCTTTATGAATAAATGCGAAGCATTTAAGTATCATGTAGATTGTTTCAGTCAGACGGAACCTATTTTTGGTTCCGCCCTTCTCAGCATCATGTGAGTTCGCCACAGCCAAGACTTGGAAGTAGGTATTTGCACTGTTGTTCATGGGCTCTGACCTTTCCCAACCTACATCGACATCACGAAAAAACCGCTTTACCGCTTTACCGCTACCGCGGGTCGCTTCGCTACCTCTTGCTTCGTTCCTTTGCAAAGAGTTTTCTGAACAGTGTTGTTTGATTGACAGCATTCAATCTATGCCAACCAGTGAGCCCAATTCTTTTGATGGCTTATCTCCCAGAGGGGGTTGATCAGCATGTACGTGTGTTATATTTCTATAACCTTTTCCACAGCGGTATTTGCAAACTGGCCCGCCAACCTTAGGTGCTGTTATATTGCCTTTAGATTTTGTAGTGCTTCTTTTAGAATTTTGGAACCGCCGACCCTTACATTAATAATTCCGTTGTAATACTCGTCTGTCTCTAATACCCTACGGTCAAACTGTTCCTTTGCCTCGAGATAACTCATTAAGCCTCTGCTGTTACAAATATAAAGTATTTCGCGTGAGAATTTTTCTGGGCCTAGTGTTTCTACATCTGCCTTCAAGTGGTCGTTGGAACCCCAATAATCTTTCCAATCTGACTCAACTTTTGAGCGCCTTTTATTTTTTTTGCCTTTAAGTGGTGGGCGAGTCTTTTTAAACTTTGCTAGTTTTTTGCCCACATACTTGCGGTTGTTTGTGAGATTGGTTATCAAATAGACAAAGCCTTCACAGTCTTGTGGAAGTTCGTCGATAACTTTGCCTTGATAGGTCCAATCCATATAGGTAGTTACCTGCCCTATATTTACTCAGTCTCAGAACTGAGTTTTGTTGCCGCTTTTGCCTCTTTGTTTTGCTTTCTTTTTTCTTGAATTTCGTATCGCCTCTGTGTGCATAGCCTTCTAATGTCGCTGAGTATTGCCCTTGCTTTGCGTCCTGTTTCGTCGAAGTTTTTTGCTTCAAAACGCTCGTTGTTATTATAGTAGTCCATCATAGCCTGTACTAAAAGTTCGTGTGTGGTCTTAGGCATTTGTTACCTCAGTGTCATTTGAGTAACTGGTAAAGCCATTTTCCTTAACAACTTTTAGAATATTGTTCACACGTGAACTTAGTTCATCTTTGTGTGAAATCAAATAAATGTTTTTGTGTCTTTCTCTTGCCATTTTCTTAAGAATAGCAATAGCACTTTCAACACCTGCTGTATCCATTCCACTGTCAATCAACTCATCAATAAACAGTAGGTTGATGCTTTGATATAAGTTTTCCCATACATCACGGAATGCCCAACTCAAACTTAGGATAAGTCTATTGCGTTCACCTCTTGATAGATTATCAAAGTCTAAGTCTCTGCCTAGTTCTGTAATTTCTACTGCTAGATCATTACCAAACTTAACCTGATGTGGAAGTCCTGTTCTATCCAAGTAGTATTGTAAACGCTTGTTCAGTACCAGCAAGTTCTGATCAATAATACGCTTACGTATAAAAGAATCCTTGCTGGTTAAAAGTTTGTACAAGAAGTCCATGTGTGACTTCATGTTTTGCAATTCATTCATATAACCCCAACTGATTTCTTTCAGTGCAGTTGTTGTTAGTTCTTCCATTTGTTCGCTGTATGGATTAGTTTCTGCTTCACGTTCTTTTTTACGATCTTCTAAACTTGCCAAGTTGTTTCTGTGGTTAAATGCTTCTTCTGCTGTATCATAAAATGTGTTAGGACGTCCATTAATGTCACCAATGGCATCTAGTTTTTGTGTAACCTCATCTAGTTGCAGTTGAATCCCATCGATGTATGTTTGACTTTCCTGTACATCATTTTGCTTTTCAGCAAGAATTTTTTCATGTGCTTCGCCGTGCAGATCCTGACCACACGTAAAACATTTCTTGCTTGAAATATCTTCTAGTTCTTTTTCATACTTTTTGTGTGTGCGTTCTGCTCTTGTAATACTGCTGTCTAAACTTGCTTTTTCTTTTTGTAAACTTTGTATTTCGCTGTTTGCAGATTCCCATGTTTTTAGATCATCATGTGCTTTAATTTCTGCATCAATATCAACAGTGATAAGACTGTTGATTGCTTTTGCTAGTTTTGCAATTTCGTCTGCTTGTGTGGCATCCCATGCTTTGCTTTTTATTTCAAGATTATCAATGCTTTCTTGTACTGCTTTGTTTGCACTTTCAATACCTTTGATTTTTGCATCTTCCTCAGTGATAGCATCTCTAATATTTTTTTGTTGCTCTTTGAGTTTTTCAGCCTTTTCACTGAGGATAGTAATACCCAGAAGTTGTTCAATAATTTCTCTCTGACCATTTGGAGTCATAGCCAGGAACGGTTCTGTGTATGTGTTCAGGGCGACCAAGTGTTTGAACATAGTATGGCTCATGTTCAATAGACGCTCAATTTCTTCCTGCGTCTTTCTTGAGTCGCCCTGAGACTCGTCAACATCGTCTGCGGTTACTTCCGCATCATTCATATAAAACTTAAGAACGTTAGGGCGTCTGCCTCTTTCGATTCTATATGTTTTGCCGCCTTTTTCAAATTCAACAGTAACCAACATTGCTTTGCCGTTGGTTTTGTTTACAAGATTTTCTCTGCGAATCTTTGTTAGTGCTTCGCCATACAGTGCATAACTTAGTGCATTAATGATTGTTGTTTTACCTGTACCATTACGTGAACCAGCATCATCTCCACCGAGATCCATATTTTCACCTAGTACTAGTGTTAGATGATCTCGATCAAAATCAACTGCTTGTGTGCTGTTACCCACACTCATAAAGTTTTTTACAGTTATTGTTTTTACATTAAACATTATAAGTTCCTATAAATGTCCAGCAGTGTGTTCGGCTTGTACTGCTCACTTTCAATTTTTGTTATTTGATCAGTTACAATTTGATCTACACTTTCAAATTCAACATCTCCTCGATCTAAACTTAAATCTTCATCTGATTCTGTTGTATCAGGTAACAAACTAATCTCCCTAATATCGTATTGTTGTGCAAAGTTTTCTTTAATAAAGTTTGCTTCTTCGTATGAAATGTCAATGTCTAGTGTAACACGCAAATACAAGTTACCCGGCGAAAGAAGTTCATCTGTTTTATCCAATAAACGGCTTAGTTTTACAGTCCTGTATTTTGGACAATCCGGCCAATCAATAAATTGAGGTTCTCCACCCCATTCCAGTGTCATCATGCCACGTTCATCATCCCATGCATCTGCATAATTGTGTGGAAATGCATTACCAATATAGTAAATGTTGTTGCGTTGTTGTCTTTTATGAAAGTGTCCTGTAAACACTAATTCTTGTGCCTTAAAATCGTCTGGTTTGATTTCACCTGTGTCGGGCATTTCAACCATGGCATTCATTTTAAAGTTAGGAAGTTCAAAGTGACCAAACATATATTTGCACTGCAAGGCTCCTACTTTTTTCCATTCATCTCCAACCAGCCAAGGAATCAATCCTACATCGTCTTTGACCATAGGCTTGTTTACAACTGTAACACCTGGCACGTGTCTGCCAAAAATTACACTGTGAATTTCTCTTTTATCTTTGTAGTATAAATCGTGATTGCCTGGAAAGAAGTAGAACTGTTCAAAAGCCGCACCTAGTTTTTCCAGCGAACGCAGACTTGCATCCATGGTTGTTAAATTTAATGCACTTCTGTTGTGATGCCAGTCACCACAAAAAATGCCTACTTCACATCCGTTGGCCTTGGCAGTTTCAATATACCAATCCACGAAACGTTCACAGTCATCGTTGTGCGTTTTACTATTTGATTTCAATCCGAAGTGAATATCCGTAAACACTGCGGCCTTCTTGAATAAATTTGCCATACTTACTCCATTATTATACTACAAGATTGTAGTAATTGTCAACCTATACGTATTCAAAGTTTTGACAGTCAGCATGTTTGCTGATAAACTTTGCACCATTTTTAAGATGGAAGTTGCGAGCCATGTCTGTCAGTGGACTTAGAGTAACATATCTTTTTACGCTAGGTTTTGTTGCTTTTAGATGATTCCAAACTTGATTTACAATTTCTCTACCCATGCCTTTTTCATAACTCCATACGGTATAGAACACTGCAATTTTATCTCCTGTAAATTTTAAATCATCTTCATTGGTAGGAATTTCATCTGTATATGCAACACAGATAACTGCTTGAATGATTGCATCGTCGTTTTCTAGTGCATATACTTCTCTACCGTTGGTGACTCTAAAGTGCAGTGGAATATGAGCCCTAACAGGATCATCCTTACACGCACCAAGTCTCCAATCATCGTCAATTTTAACTAGTTCCATTAATAGTCTGCCTTTGGTCGTCTCATGTTCTTGTAGAACTCAGCAAGTTTTTCTTTGTCCTCTTTGAACACTTCTTGATGTTGTCTTGTAAACGAAGGGTTCAATCCGTTCTCTTGCAAGATATCATCTCTAATGTTTTGGTTTTTCTTTTCAATATTCAGCACACGGGTAAAACTATTTGTTACCGCGGCTGTGTAATACGCAAATGGATTTTCTGATTTTGATTCGTCAAACTGCAATCCAATCTGCGAAAGTTGTAATACTGCTTGGGCTCGCATTTCGTCGTTGTAAGTGTAACCACGCCAGTTTGATCTAGTGCCATATCTATCAGCAAGTTTTAAAAACATGCGTCCAAGGTCTTCTGTCATTCTTCCGTGGTCTTTTCTAAATGCACCGTTGTGAAGACCACCTTCCCAATGGCTTTTCCCTACACAGATAAGTTCATCATTGTCATTGTATTTCCAATGCTGAAATGGAGGAAAGTTTACTTTTGTGTGTTCGTCTGCTATTGTTTTGGTTTTGCGTTTACGTCCAGGCTCTTTTGGAATATGATCAAATGTCATGATTCTAAAAACTAGATCCTTTTTATCAATCTTACGCCAATCCGGTGTTACTTCCGCTAACTTTACTTTTTTCTTGTTTGCTTTTGCTTCTTCGTATGCTTTTTTGCCAATTTTGTCTGCACGTTTGCGTTTTGCTTCTGCTACTGATAATCTGTTTACTTTTTCTAAACTTGGTAGTATGATGTCATATTCGCTGTGCTCCGCTTCGACAAATTCGCAATAAGTATTCTTGCTCACGTGAATTTCACGCAACAAGTCCTTATTTGTTAAATATTTTTGTCTTTTCATAGGTTTCTCCAGGAGTTATACACACATTATAATATACGCAGTTAATAATTGCAATAAATAATTGTAAGAAAAGGAACCAAAGTGATATGGCAGGAAGTTTTAATTTTTCCAAATTAGGTACACAGATAGGTGATTTTGCCGGCAGAGCAGGCGGCAGTATCGTTGACGGATTAGGTGAAGCCACAGGATTAAGTGGTCCACTTGCACGTCTTGGTGGATTATTAAAGGGCGGCAAAACAGAAGCCCCAAAACCACAACCTACGCCTAGCATGACTAAAGATAAAAGACTCAAAATTAAAATTCCAAAAGATTACTTAGGTGGCCCGTCCAACTATTTGTTACGTTTAGCCGGTGGTGGAAATCATGCTCCTGTGCTTTTTCCTTATACACCACAGATTGTTGTGCAAACAAGAGCAAATTATAATGCAATTCAACCAACACATAGTAATTATGCTTTCCATGCTTACCAGAACAGTGCTCTTGACAACATCACTATTGTTGGAACATTTACAGCACAAAATGAAGATGAGGCTAGATATGTGCTTGGCAGTATCCATGCACTAAGATCAGCAACTAAAATGCATTTTGGAGGAGGAACTAACGCGGGTGCCCCTCCGATTGTGTGTTTGCTAAGTGGTTTCGGTGATTACATGTTTAACGATATGCCAATTGTAATCAGCAGTTTTTTCTTCACGTTAAATGAAGATGTTGATTATATTAATGTCACACCACAAGGCGGATATCCTGGTGAAACACAGTGTCCTACTAGAGCAGAATTTACAGTAGAATGTTTACCAGCATACTCAAGAATTGATCAAGCAAGTTTCGATCTTGATTCTTATATAAACGGTAGCCTAAATGCTAGAGGAGTAATCTAATGTACCAAAACACAAGTCTGTATGGATCAACTGAAGTTACCGACAACGGTTTAGATGTACTAACATATAGACAAATTCCTGCTGTTGATACTGATGTACCTTATGTAATTAAAAGTCAATACAATTATCGTCCTGATTTACTAGCGAGTGACTTATATGACGATCCTAACTTGTGGTGGGTATTCAAAAGCAGAAACCCTAATGAACTAGAAGATCCTATTTTTGATTTTGTAAGTGGAGTTGAAATTCGTATACCGAACATTGATACAATTAGACAAGTTGTAGGATTCTAGCATGGCAGTTAATAGAATAACTGATGTAACAAAAGTATACCAAGCGGCACAGAAAAAAGATGCGGCTAGAGGATTTTATCGAAAATCAGAGGATGGACTTTATTCTGTTGCGGGCGGAGTTGCAACAAAAGGTGTAATACAAGGATTTCATAATCAACAAAACTTTTTTGGCGGAAAAAATTATAATCCGTTGCATGAATTTAATAGTTACAACTATATTTTTACACTGAGTAGTTTAAGTGCTGATCAGGCGAGAGATCCAGACAGTTATAAAGATGTAATAGGAACCAGTGTGGAATCTGACAAACACTATATTGTTTTAAGATCAGGTGGTTACAAAAGAAAAGAGAAAAACTTCACTGCTGTAGCAATACCAAATATTTCTGCTACCGAAGTGCCTGCTTATGATTTTCCAGAGGCTACACAAGGCAATGATAGTCTAAAAGGATTGAATTCAGGAAATGTAAAAAGCAATCACAACAGAGACTTGTTTATAGATAATGTGCAATTTAAAACAGTGATGGGTCTCGGCGGAGCAGGTGTAAGCAATCTAACAACAGGATCATTTGAAGTAATCGAACCACACAGTGTTGCTGGCTTTTATGAAGAATTATATGCGGCGAGTGTATTTGGTGGACATCAAGATTATCTAGGAGCACCCTTTCTATTAACAGTTCAATTTGTTGGACATAGGGTAGAAGGTGATGATGTAATTACTCAAGTAGTACCAAGAACAACAAGACATTTTCCTATTATTATTCAAGGTAGTTCTATGAATGTAACCGAAGCCGGTGCTAGATATAGTGTTAAATTTGCAGGTATGAATTATGTAGGCGGTACTGCATCTACTTCTCTTATAGATGACATCAATAGTCCTTCTGAGCAAGAGGATCCTACTGTAAGCAGTGTTCTTCATTATTTGTTCAAGGAGTATAATGGATTACTAGAAGCACAAATGAGAGCCGCGTTTGGAGATAAGGGTAATTCAGATATAAAAACACCAAACAAAATACAACAAAAGTATAAAGGTAAAAAAATAGCACCATTTCAACCTCACAAGTTTACAATTAAATTTGTAACCAAAGACGAGCCTTGGAAAATTGCAGGACATGCTTATACTAGTTGGGAAGGACTTGCAGACGGATTTATCAAAGGTGGCCCAACTGGCAACGTAATTGGTGATTCAAAAATGAAAACAGGAGAATTACCTTATAGTGGATTTTATGCCTTTGACAAATATGATAAACAAGCAGAGCAAAGTGACAAAGACATTGAGGACGAAAAGAAATTTCTAAGTGATAGCATCAAAGACCTAGCCAAACAGGTAGAACAACTTGATAAAGATGCCGCTAAAATTAGGGAAGAACTAAAACCTTTCTATAATGTTACTGACGAAGAACTTGCGGCTGTTGTTCCAAATTATGATCCTAAAAAAGAAGGCGGACCACCAGGCACAGTAACAGTTTCAAAAGCAAAAGAAATTGATTGGACTATGTGGGACGACGTGGCCAATAAACAAGTTGACACAGGTGATACTCCAGTAGGTATTGCTTCAGGTAATCCTAGCCAAAAAAAGAAAGATGAAATTGACGAATTAATTAGAAAATATAATGAAAAAATAAACAGTGCTGAATTTACAAGATCTGAAATGGAAATTATCAAAACTAATATTAAGAATCTTAAAGAAGCCAAAGGTACGATCTATACTAAAAGTTATAGAAGATTTGGTAAAGGTGCACAACAGTGGCAGTTCAAAAAAGGAACAACACTAGCAGACAATATTCATAACATTTTGTTAGATAGTGATTATGCAATGAATCTAACAAATCCAACTAAAGAAAAAGAATATAAAAATACAGGATATTTTGATTGGTACAAGATTGATATTATACCTGAATTGATAGGTTACGACACTGCTATTAATAAAGAAGTATACACTTATCATTTTCTTATTTTCCCTTATAGAATGCACGTAAGTCAATTTCCTGGCATTAAAAATGTAGGATACAATTACGATAAACTTAAACAAGAGAGTGTTAGAGAATACAACTATATCTATACAGGAAAAAATCTAGATGTATTAAAATTTAACCTAGATTTCGACAATTTATTCACAGCAACTCCGATGATGTTCAATCAGAGTGAAACTGCTCCTGGACAAACAGGAACAGATAGTGAGACCACTTCACAGTCAGCATATCCGGAAAATATACTTGAAGCAGTACAACAAAATAGAGTTGCTACTCCCAAATCAACATACGCTAACCAAAAAAATAACACAAGTGATGTAGGGGTTAGACCTACAAATAGAACACAAGTTGCCAAAGCATTGCATGATTCACTGTACAATAATCCAGGAGCAAAGGCACTATTGAAGGCAGAACTAGGTATTGTTGGCGATCCGGTCTACCTGCTTAGTGCAAATATCAATAGTAAAGCAGTAATGGAAGCAGACGAAATCGAAACCGAACAAGGAGAAGCAAACGCTTTTACTAGAGAAGCAAATGTAGTTTTTAATTTTGGCACAGCACTTGATTATCCAAATCAAGAAGAAGTTAAAGAAGGCGAAGCGGCTATGAAACTTATTCCAAGTTATTACAGTGGAGTATATCAAGTAACCACTGTGGAAAATAGTTTTAATGAAGGTGTGTTTACACAAGACTTGACTATAATTAGAAAGCCAAACCAAGAAAATGATTATATTGAAAAAAGAACCGGAGAAAATATTGTTGTAGAAGTAGTAGATCCAAGATTAGGCGCCGCAAGCCAAGAAAATCAAGATAAAATGAAAAAGACTCCTGCTGTATCAGCATCTGCCGCTGATCTAGAAAAGTCTAAAAAATATGTCTCAGATCCAGCAAGTGCGATTACTGAGTCGGCAGGTTTAACACTAACAGGCGCAGTAGGTTCGTTTACAGATGCAGTAGGCGGAGCCTTTGATGCTATTGTTAGTACAGGCAAAGACCTGTTAAGTGGAGCAACTGCTTACACACCTGAACAACTACAAAAGAATGTAGAAACACAAGCACAAAGTAATATTAAAGTATCAACTACTAAAGCAGATCCGTATGCAGGCACTCCGTTTGAAGGCGCTCCACCAAGTTTGCTAGGGCGAAAAATGGCCGATGAAGAACGTGCAGAGTTTGAATCAGCACTAAGAATTGCAGGAATAAACAGAGGTGAAAACAGATAAATGCCAACATTTTACGATAGAAAACAAAAAAGCGGTGCACAAATTTCACCGCACCGCAGTGACAGTTATGCTAGTGGCATAGGCACAGGACCTTTTATTGCAACAGTAGAAAAAAATGCTGACTATAGAAAAAAAGGCAGTCTAGAAGTTAGTTTAGAAGATAATGTATCTCAAAACAGAAGTGTTGAAAGCAATAGAATAAGTGTACAAGTATTAATGCCTTTCTATAGTGTGAAGGATTATAAAGACAGTGGAGAGAATCCACAAAAATATGATGATACACAACAGAGTGCTGGCATGGTGTTTCCTGCACCGAGAGTTGGAACAAAAGGTCTTGTACTTCTAATCGGAGGAAGCATTAACAAAGGAATTTGGCTCGGCGGCATAGTTGAAGAGGAAATGAATCATCAAATTCCTGACTATGCAACGAGAACAGATGTTGCAGTAACAAGTGATGAATTCAAAGCGTACGGACCACCACTTAAAGGTTTGCCAACTGGAAATTATAATAAGAAAGCACAAGCAGGACAAGTTACACCTGAAAAAATAAAATATCCTGTGCATCCACTTGCTAATGTACTAAAAACACAAGGCCTTTTAAATGATACTGCTAGAGGACTTACCACAAGTTCTATGCAACGTGAATCAGTAAACAGTATTTTTGGAGTTAACACACCAGGAAAATACACAGGTGACAAAGTTATTACAGGTGCTGATAAAAATGCAAAACAGGTAACGCAACGAGGCGGACATGTTTTTGTAATGGATGACGGCGATACTGAAGGTAAAAACAATTTAATAAGATTACGAACTCAAGGTGGACATCAAATATTACTAAATGATTCAGATGATTTAATTTACATCGGTAACAAAAGAGGTACTGCCTGGATCGAATTGACCAGCGATGGTAAAATGGATGTGTTTGCACAAGACAGTATTAGTTTACGCACAGAAGCAGACTTTAATTTTTTTGCTGATAGAGATGTTAACATTGAGGCAAAAAGAAACGTTAACATTAAAGCAGGTAGTTTTGTTAGAACAGAGTCTGCTAATTTAAGAAACATGGCATACAACAGTATGCGTACAGAAGTAAAAGGAAATTATAATCTAAGAAGTTTGAACACGCTTGTAGATACAGGAGATTTAAGTTTAATTACAAATAATTTTGATGTACAGAATAGATATGATACAACTATTACCAGTGGTAACATTGACCTTGCTACGATTAACAATACAAGTATAAGTGCAGGAACAAGCATAGATCTAAAAGCAAATACAAGTGCTAGTTTAACTGATACATTTGTTTCCACTGAAGCATATAGCACAGGCTACACCGTCACTGTGGAAGGAAAATATTATCGTGCCAAAACTAGAACACAGAGTCCACAAGATTTGTCACTTATTCCAGTAGACAATGGAGACTATTGGGAAGAATTAAGCGGCCCGACTAATAAAATAGGAACTGCTAACGGAGAAATACGTTTATCAACAGACGGCAGTAATATTAGTGTTAAAACTGACAAAACTGTATACGTGGACGGAACTGAAGCAGTGCATTTAAACTTACCAGGCGCAAGTTCAGCCATAGGCGCTAATGCCGCAAGTCCTAGTGTCGCCGCTCATGTAAGAAATTTAGGAGTGTTTACACATACAGGAAAAAGTTCTAGTGCAGATTGGGCAGGATACAACTATTACACATCAAGCCAATTCACTAGTATTATGAAGCGTGTGCCAACACACGAACCATATGACGAGCATGAAAATAGTAATCCAACTGTGGTCAACAAAGTTAACAACGACATTGAAACGTAGGAGTAAATATAGGTATGGCACGTTATAACGATATTACAATTAAACCTAACTCTTATTCTGCAGAAACAACACAGCAGGCTACAAGATTATACAGAGGTATTTCAACAGTTGATAACACTAGAAATACCAGCAGATATGACATCGATTTGATTAGACAGGATGTTATCAATTCTATGAATATCAGGCAGGGTGAAAAAATTTATCAACCAAATGTTGGTACTATTGTTTGGGATCATTTATACGAACCACTTACAGCAGGACTCAAAGAACGTTTAGTAGCGGATGTTAAAAGGGTTATTCAACAAGATTCAAGGGTGGAACTAGAAGATATTGCTATAGACAGCAAAGAATATGGTATCATGATCATTGTTACATTGAAGTATATTGCTTACAATATCAGCGAAACTCTACAGTTGAATTTTGATCAAAATAACGCACTGCTGTAAAAAATAAACCACGCAGTTAATACAGGAAATAAATATTAGTATGGCAACTTACAACAGACAGAATTCACTGATAGCAAACGAAGATTGGGATAAGATCTATCGTGCATTCAGCAATGCAGACTTTAGTTCTTATGATTTTCCTACTTTACGTAGGACTATGATCCAATATCTACGCAACAACTATCCAGAAGATTTCAACGACTATATTGAAAGCAGTGAATATCTTGCGTTGATTGATATAATTGCCTTTTTAGGTCAAAGTTTGTCATACAGATTTGATCTAAATGCAAGAGAGAATTTTATTGAACTTGCACAGAAGCGTGAAAGTGTGCTACGTCTAGCAAGACTTGTAGGATACCAACCAAAGCGTAATGTGCCTGCTAATGGTTTACTTAAAGTAATTGGTGTTCAAACCACAGAGGCTATTGTTGACAGTCTTGGCAATGATGTAAGCAATAGACTTATTAGTTGGAATGACGATACTAACACAAACTGGTTAGAACAATTTACAGCAATTATGAATAGTGCCATGCCAGGAACCACAGTTTTTGGTAAGCCAGATCAAAGTGCAGTTATTGACGGTGTTCAAACCGAGCAGTACAGACTTAATACACAAAACACAGATGTACCTTTGTATAACTTCAGCAAAAACGTAGGTGGAAGATCAATGGGCTTTGAAGTTGTAAGTGCAGGCATTATTGACGGTGCATTAACAGAAGAAGCACCATTACCAGGTAGAAGCCTAGGCTTTGTTTATCAAAATGATTCAAGAGGAAACAGTTCACCTAACACAGGATGGTTCTTTCATTTCAAACAAGGTGTTTTAAACAGTTCAGATTTTTCAGTTACAGAGCCTAGTCCAAATGAAATTATTAACCTTGATATTCCTAATATTAACAACAGTGATGTTTGGTTATGGCAAAAGGATAGAAATGGTAATCCTCAAACTGAATGGACAAAATTAAACAGCGTGTATGGTAGCAATGTTGTTTATAACAGTATTAACAAAAATACAAGAACAATTTATACTGTAGTAACAAGAGATAATGATCAAGTAAGTTTAAATTTTGCTGATGGTAATTTTGGCGATTTACCAAGAGGTAACTTTGAAGTTTATTACAGAACATCAAATGGTTTGTCATACAGCATTCGTCCTACAGACATGCAAGGTATTGTGTTGAGTATTCCATACTTTAATAAAAATGGTCAGGCAAATACTGTTACAATTCAAATGGCATTGCAAAGTACAGTAACAAATGCTAGTACAGCAGAAAGCACAGATGATATAAGAATTAATGCACCACAAGCATTCTACACACAGAATAGAATGATCACAGGTGAAGATTACAACACATATCCTCTTACAGCAAGTCCTAATGTAATTAAAGTAAAAGCAGTGAACAGAGTAAGCAGTGGTGTATCTAGACAATATGAAATTATTGATCCTACGGGAAAATATTCTGCTACAAACATTATAGCAGATGACGGTATCCTTTATAAAAATTATTTTGAAACTGATGCAACATATACATTCCAAACTAGAAATGATATTCTTGGTATTATTAGAAACAACGTTGAACCACAGGTAGATAGTTTACCTACTAAAGCATTTTACTATGATAAGTTTCCAAGAATCAACACAGGGGACATTAACATTGAATGGGTACGTAGCACAGAAATTGCAGACGGTAGCACAGGATATTTTAGAAACAGTTTAACTGGTGCACCTATTACAGTTGGTACATTTACAAGTAACAACTTCAAATATGTATTACCTGACACATTAATTAAATTTACAGCACCAGAAGGTAAATTCTTTTTACCCAATGGACAGTTTACAACAACAAAAAGCAAAACAACATCAACATATATCTGGACTAGAGTAAGCGGTGTTGCTGGTGACGGGTCAAACGGAGGCCAAGGAAATCTTGATGACGGCTCTGGACCTATTACATTTACAGAAAATATTCCAAGCACTGCTATTCCAAGCACTGTGATGCCTAACATTGTTACAAACCTGCCAACAGCACTTGAAACACAGATTGTTGATCTTATGTTTAACTATAAAACATTTGGTATTCGTTATGATCAAGAATCACTAGGATGGAAAATTATTGCAAATGCTAACCTAAACACAAAAGATGATTTTAGTTTAGAACGTCAAGGCGATACTACTGGTACTAAACTAGATAAAAGTTGGTTTGTACTTTTTGAGACAGACGGTGAAACTTATACAATTACCTATAGAGGATTAGATTATAGATTTGAAAGTGAAGCACTGGTACAATTTTTTGTAGATAAAGGTCAAAAGAAATATGATAACAAAACAGGTAAAGTTATCAAAGACCAAATTAAAGTTTTAAAAATTAACGAAGACCCTGTAGCAGATGCTATTTTAGCAAAAGATTTCCAGTGGGAAATTGTAGGCAGTGTACGTAACACAGATGGATTTGAAGAAACAAACAAAGTAAGAATTAATTTTTATGATTCAGATGACGACGGCATGATTGATGATCCAGATAGTTTTATCAACATTGTTAAACCTGAAAACACAGATTCAGACGGATACAAAGATAAATTTGTTTTCTTCCGCACAACAACTGTAGAAGGAATCACAACTACCACAAAACAAAATGCTGGCATGTTTGAAATTTTTGATAAAGAAAATGCTGTGATTAATTTAACACAGTATGAAGATGGACAATTATTTTATTTTTACGACGATGCAGAAGATGTAGTAAAACGCTACAGCACAGCAACCGGTACACTAGATCTTGCTACAGAATACTTTGCAAGAAGTGGTAGAGATGATCTTAAGTTCCAATATATTCACAATGCTGAGAATGATAGACGTTTAGATCCAAGCAAAACAAATATTATTGATTTATTCATCCTAGATAGAAATTATGATACTGATTTTAGAGCCTACATTGCTAATGGAGGAACAGTTCCTACAGCACCTACTAGTGAAAGCATTAGAAAAGATTTAAGTCCAGTTTTAGATGGAGTCAAATCAATCAGCGATGAATTAATTTATCATCCTGTAAAATATAGACCATTGTTTGGTGTTGATGCAGATACGGCACTACAAGCAAACTTTAAGATTGTAAAAACAACAGGAAGTACAATCAGCGACAATGAAATTAAAAGCCGCGTCATAACTGCAATTAATGATTTCTTTAATATTGATAATTGGGATTTTGGCGATAGTTTTTATTTTACAGAATTAGCAACTTATGTGCAACAACAGGTAGCACCAGATATTGCAAACCTTGTAATTGTACCAAGAAGTTCTGCACAGAGTTTTGGTAGTTTGTTTCAAATTACAAGTAAAGCAGATGAAATTTTAATCAGTACCGCACAGGTATCTGATGTTGATATTATTGATCAAATCACAGCAAGTAACCTCAAAGCACAAGGTAATGTTGTTACAGCAATTAACAGCCAAGGAGAGATTACTGTGAGCACAACCGGCACAGGTACAACAACGATTGCATCGGCAAGCACTTCTACTGGAAGCAGTGGAAGCAGTGGTAGCAGTGGTAGCAGTGGTAGCAGTGGAGGCTCAGGTGGTTATGGTAGCAGTTACTAGAGGTTAAATGAATGGCATACACCGATAAGTCAAATGAACCAGTAAGCAAAGAAAACAAGGACAATAGACGTAATAGTGCTGAACTATTACCTATGTTTTTCCGCACTGAAACAAACAAAAAGTTTTTAGGTTCTACTCTTGACAGCCTTATAAGCACTGGCAATCTTGATAGAATGAATGGCTTTGTAGGACAATTAGATGTTCCTAATGCTAAAACGTCAGACACTTATATTACAGAACCTAGCAAAAATAGAAAACGCTTTAATCTTTTACCTAGTGCAGTTAGATCACATAGCACTACAGGTAAAAGTACATGGGTAAGCACTTATGATGATTTAATTAATCAGTTAGATTTTTATGGCACTAAAACGGATAATCATGATAGGTTATTCAAAGCAGAATACTATGCATGGAATCCTTTGATTGATTTTGATAAGTTTGTAAACTACAGGCAGTATTATTGGTTACCTTATGGTCCAGCGCCAGTAAGTGTAAGCGGATCACCAGGTGGAGCAATTAGTGAATTTACAGTAACCAACAAAGACACAGGCAGTTATGTGTTCACACCTAACGGTTATACAGAAAATCCTGTGCTTATTTTGTATAGGGGTGCAACTTACAAATTTAATATTAATGCACCAGGACATCCTTTCAATATTAAAACAGAACTATCAACTGGTATTGGTGGCAGATACAGCACCGGTGTTGAAAACAACGGTGAAGACAACGGCACAGTAACATTTACAGTACCTTTGGACGCTCCGGATCAGTTGTTCTATGCATGTTCACATCACCAAACAATGCAAGGACGTTTAGAAATAAAAAACACTTCAGACGATCTAGCAATTAACGTTGATGAAGAACTTGTTGGCAAATCTTCATACACAAGTAAAAACGGTGTTACACTTACAAATGGTATGAAAATTAATTTTGTAGGAGATGTTACTCCAAGCAAATATAGAAATGCTAATTTTTATGTAGAAGGTGTAGGAGATAAAATTAAACTTATTCCGGAATCAGAATTAGAAACACCCGAAGGCTATGCACAAAACGCTGAATATGAATTTGATGTAGAATCGTTTGATGATACGCCATTCGATGATGTAGCCAATGCTCCGCTTACTCCAGATTATGTAACTATTAATAGAGGAGCAAGAGACAGAAATCCATGGTCACGCTTTAACAGATGGGTACACAAAGATGCTATTGAAAAAAGTGCAACCTACAACAGCAACACCGCAGTGTTGGACGAAAAGTTTAGAGCAGTAAGACCTATTGTTGAATTTAATTCAAATCTTCAATTGCATAACTTTGGTAGTAAACACGCTTATAACATCGACTTGATTGATACAATTACAACAGATGCTATGAGCGAAGTTGAAGGCAGTATTGGTTATTATGTTGACAGCGTTCATCTTGAAGATAACATGTTGGTAGCGTTTACTGCTGATCCTGACATCACAGTGCGAGGAAAAATTTACAAAGTTAGTTTTGTAGAGCATAATGATGTTAAACGTATTCATCTAGAAGAAGTTTATACACCTGTTGAAGGTGATAGCATTGTTGTAACCAAAGGTACAAATGAACAAGGCACAAGTTGGTATGTCAAAGCCGGTGTGCTTACAAAAGGACAGCAAAAGTCAGGCAGAAACGTAAGTCCGTTGTTTGAATTATATGATACTAATAATGTTTCATTTGCAGACACAACAACGTACTCTAGTTCAACATTCGCAGGAAACAAACTTGTCAGTTATAACACAGGCAATGGTGCTAACGATCCAGTGCTAGGTTTTCCTATTGCATATCAAAATATCAACAATGTTGGTGATATTCAATTTGAATTTAATTGGGATAATGACACATTCCAACATGAAACAAATGGAGTATTCACAACTGTTGATACTGCAAGTGGCTTGGTAAAACGTTTTGAAGACGATGGTACTGCAAAGTATGTTAGTGGTTGGCAGTTAGTGCCAGGCAAAACAACTAGACAAAGAATCAAGCAAGTACTAGATACTACAGTAGAATTAAATGAATTAGAAATTAATGTTATTAATAATGCCTACAAGTATACATTAGATGTTGTTGTAGAATATGCAGATAATATTTTAAAAGACGGCAGTGGTTTTAAAACTGAAGTTGATCAATTAAAGAAAACATATAAAATTTTATTTACAACACCTATTCCAGCAGATACTAGAATAGTTGTAAAAGTGTTAACAGATCAACCTGCAAATGATAACGGGTTTTACGAACCACCTATTAACTTAACTAATAACAGTGAAAACAACGACCTAACATATTTTACCTTGGGCAGTGTTACTGATCATTTTAGAACAATATTTGAAAACAATAATAAAGTAACTGGCACAGCCAACGGTGTCAATAATTCACGTGATGTAAAAGATATTTACATCGATGGTACAAGGTATGTAAAACACAAAGGCAGTATTTTCCCTGCAATGATGCATCTCGTTGAAGGTGATGCACCTTTTGTTAATGCAGTAAGAACAAATGCTAGAGACTACAATAACTTTAAGGAACAGTTTTTAGAATTAGGATTAAAAAAGTCCGAAGGTACAGTCAACGTCAGAGAAGATGTTGATAATATTTTGTATCAACTAGGTGCAAATAAACAAATTAATTCTGCTTATTACTATGCAGACATGGCAGGTTATGGTAAAAAGAAAACTGTAAAAGAATATACTGTAAGAACTGCAACACAAAATACTTTTGGTATTGACAACAGTTTTGATATTAACAAAATTCAAGATCGTGCTGTATACGTTTATCTAAACGAAGAACAGTTAATGTATTCAACAGACTACACATTCGATAGTGTAGATAATATTGTTACTATTAGTAGAACACTTAAAGTAGATGATAAAATTGTTATTGTAGATTATGATACTGTAGGCAATGTTATTCCGACTACACCTACTAAACTTGGCTTATATCCTAAGTACATGCCAAGCAAGTTTACTGACGATTCATACCTAACTCCAGTTGAGGTTATTCAAGGACATGACGGAAGCATTACTAGAGTATTTGGTGATTATAGAGATGATCTTTTACTAGAATTAGAACAAAGGATTTACAACAATATCAAGATTGAATACAATCCAACTGTTTTTGATATCTATAACTTTATACCTGGGCATTATAGAAATAATGATTACACTCGCACTGAATTTAATGATGTGCTTAGAAAAGATTTTAGTTACTGGAAACACACATTTGATGTTGACTATGAAACAAATACAACTTCAAACGAAACAAATAGTTTTTCTTATAACTTTAATAGTTTTGTAAACCGCGAAGGCACTAAATTACCAGGCCATTGGAAAGCAATTTATAGATCATATTTTGATACATATCGTCCGCATACACATCCATGGGAAATGCTTGGGTTGACTGTAAAACCAACTTGGTGGGAAGATACGTATGGTCCAGCACCTTATACAAGTGGTAACAAAATTTTATGGGACGATTTAGAAGAAGGTAAAATTAAATATCCAACTGGCGCTGTAATCAACAGTAACTATGCTAGAAAAGGACTCAGCACTAACATTCCTGTAGACGAATATGGTGACTTGGTTGATCCTGCAAAAATTAATATTGTAGCAGATCTAACTATAACTGAAGTAAAAAACAAATGGCGTTACGGTGATCATGGACCAGCAGAAAACAGTTGGAGAGTAAGTAGTTGGTATCCTTTTGCTCTACAGATTGCTCTTGGTATTACTGTGCCAGCAAGATATTTTGGTGCTTTGTTTGATACAAACCAAAACACTGTAACATCAAGCAACAACGTTGTATATAAAGATACAGGCAAGATTCCAAGTCCAAGCGATTTTAAAATCACTGACCTGTTATATAATAATGTAAGATTTAAAGGATTAGGATATCATTCTTTTATTAGTGATTACTTGAAAACCCAGGCAAAAAATGTAAAAGAAGTTTACCTAGACTTTTTACAAAACACTAGCATGAACATTACCTATAAATTAGGTGGGTTTGCAAATAAAAATAGATTACGTATTTTAGCGGAAAGTTCAAATCCTAACGCTGTTGATAACAGTATTTTCCTTCCACAAGAAAACTATGAACTAATGCTACGCAAAAGTAATCCTATAAAAAGTGCAAGGATTAGTGGTATTATTGTAGAAAAAGCCACAGATGGATTTATTGTAAGAGGATATGATAGATTTAGACCTTACTTTAATATCTACTCGCCGATTAAAAGCAATGAAGATCCTGTAGAACGCATTGGCGGCAAAGAAGCCAAGTTTGTAATTTGGCAGGCTGATAAGTTCTATGGTGTAGGACAAATTGTAGAATACAACGGAAACTATTACAGAACAAAGACTAGTCATACATCTAGTGAGTTTGAAAATGATAAGTTTCAAGTTCTACCCGAACTTCCTGTAAGCGGCGGCGCTGAAGTCATACGTTCAAGAAGATTTGAAAATGTAGTAACACAGGTGCAATATGGCACTAAGTTTAATAGGGTACAAGAAGTTTATGATGTAATTCTTGGCTACGGTGAATGGTTAAAAGCACAAGGATTTGTGTTTGATCGTTATCAAACTGAAACTAAAAGAATTGAAGACTGGAGATTAAGTGGCGCAGAATTTTTATTCTGGACAACACAGAATTTCAATGCAGGCAGTGTTATAGCACTTTCACCATTTGCTAAAGAATTAAAATATTCATATAGACCTGGTGTTGTTGATAGTGTTCTAAATAGTTTTTACGAGTACAGCATCCTTAACCAAAGCGCCAACCCACTAAGCAAAGATGTTTTAACAACTTCTAGAAGTGGTGGTAACTTTACACTTGGTACTAGAGATACACAGTTTGGTATCTTCTTTGCAGTGTTAAATCTTGTGCAGTATGAACATGTTATTGTGTTTGATGATAGAAGCAACTTTGGAGATGTTATCTATGATCAAGAAGCAGGATATAGACAAAAACGTATTAAACTAATTGGATTCAAAACCAGCGACTGGGACGGTGACTATCAAAGTCCAGGATTTATCTATGACGAAGCAACTGTAGAGGATTGGATTGCTAAAAAAGATTATAACCTAGGTGATGTTGTTCGTTTTAAAAATAGATATTACAGTGCTAAAAAGTTTTTGCCAGGTGATACAGACTTTGTATATGATGACTGGTTGTTTATTGGTGATAAACCTGTTGCTGAACTATTACCTAACCTCGACTACAAAGCCTTTAGTTTCGAAGATTTTTATGCACTTGAAAGTGAAAACTTTGACACAGAAGCAACTAAACTTGCTCAACACTTGATCGGTTATCAAAAGCGTTTATACCTTGATAACTTAATTCAAGACGAAGTAGCACAGTATAAGTTCTATCAAGGGTTCATCAAACAAAAAGGTACCGAGGATGCACTTACAAAAATTCAAAGACTAAACATTGACGGTGTATTAAATGATATTGGATTAGAAGAAAACTGGGCGTTCAAAGTAGGTAGTCTTGGAAGTAATGCAACAATTAAAGAAATTGAACTAGCATTAAATGAAAACTTAAATGTTGAAAATCCACAGCCTTACGAATTTGTAGCAAACAGATCCACTGAACAAACAAGTTCAAATGTTATTAAAATTTTACCACAGGATCTAAGTGTTAAGCCTAGCGATTATGATAACAATCCGTGGCCACAATATGACTTGACCAAAGAAGATGTGAGTGTTTCAAGTGTTATGAAATTGCCTTATGCGGGTTATGCTACATTAGAAGATGTCAGTCACACTATCTTTGACAAAAGTACATTTTTATCAGATACAACAATACCAACACTAAACGTAGATGACAGCGTTTGGGTAGCCAAAGACAAGGACGACACTTGGGCAATTTATAGAGTAAGTGCTAACAGAGCAAGACTTGTACAGACAGATGATGCTAAAGCAAGTATTTCCGCTGGACTACTTACTTTAAACACAGATATTCCACATGGATTAAAAGCAGGAGACATCATCAGCATCAAGGATTTTGATCCTGAAGTAAATGGTGTGCATACTGTAATAAGCAGTGATACACTTACAACATTCAAAATTGCAACAGAGTTATTAAGTTTAAATCTACAAGACGATAGTGCAACAGGAACTATACTTGAATTTGATAATACTAGAGTTGCAAAGATTGATGAGTTAAACAATTTAAAAAATATTGGAACGCTAGGCGCAGGTAATAAAATTTATGTAGATGACAACGGAAGTGGTTGGGCAATTTACAATAAACAAGATGTATTCCAAGAATATAGATTTGGTAGTGGTATCAGATTAGGCCAGAGTTTAGAATATGGTTCTAGCGTTGCAGTAGGAGACCAAGGTAGACTTATCGTTGTTGGCGCAAGTAACTACATTGACGAAGGTAGTATCAACATTGTTAGAAGAAAAACTAACACTGATACTGCATCACTCGAACAAGTACAAGGTTATACTATCAGTGAAAATACTTCTGATAACCTAGCACAAGGATCTAAGCCAAGTTTAGGACACAGTGTATCAGTAAGTGAAAGCGGAACCTACGTGGTAGGTGGTGCACCTTATGCAACATTTGTAAAAGAAGTTGTTAATGAAAGAAACGCTAGGTTCATTGAAGCGAAAATTACAGGATCTGCAAGTAATAAAATCAATCAAGGATTGATTAAGATTTCTAAACTAAATGGTGCAACAGGTGAGTATGAAGTTGAATATGTGTTAGCATCACAAGTACCAGCACAGGATGAAAGATTTGGTTGGCAGGTGATTAACAATGATGAAAAAATTATTGTTAGTGCGCCAGGTTCAAGTTCAAACGCAGGAAAAATTTATATCTACGACAGGCAAACTCAAGCAGACGGTAGCACGGTTGATTGGGATATTCCAGAAGGACAAAAAGAAATTAGTCTAAGCAACGGCAGAGCAGATGATTTGTTTGGTTACAGCATTGCCGCAAGTAATAACTTAGAATACCTTGTAGTTGGTGCCCCTGGAAGAGAATTTGATCCTAACCAAGATAGTACGAAAAATAGTGGTGCAGTTTATGTGTATCGTAATGATGGCGAGAAGTATGAACTACATCAAACAATTAACGTAAACACTTTAATGCAAGGAAAAATAAATGCATTTGATGAGTTTGGTTACAGTGTTGCAATTAGTCAAGACGGAAAACGTATTGCAGTAGGATCACCGTTTGGTGATGACACTTATACTAATCAAGGTAAGGTGTTTGTGTTTGATATGGAAGATGACAGCACTGTAGATCAATACACACTTACACAAACAATTTACAGTCCAGTAGCAAGTGGCGGCGAAAGATTTGGAGACAAAGTTGTAATTAATCCAACAGGTGACGGTATTGCAGTCACAGCCAGTGGCGGTGTTAACAGGGTTGAAATTAAAATGTCAGATGACACAACATTTGATGCCGGCACAACTAAAATTGTAGATCAAAATATTGGTACTGGTACGGTATATACTTTTGTTAGACTAGGCAACAACTTTGTATTTGGTCAAAATATAAGCAGTGCAGGCGCTTCTAGTAATGATGCGTTTGGTAGAGCATTAGCATATAGTGATACAACATTATTTGTAGGATCACCTGGTAGTGTTGGTTATCAGTCAGCATCAACTGGTGCATTGTTTGTTTACAGTAAAACTGGCACAAGTGCTTGGAATAGAATTAGACAACAAGATAGTTTAACAAATCCATACAGCGTGGAAAAAGCATTTACATATCGCACAGATGAACAACAGGTTGTTGATTTTATTGAAACATATGATCCTGTTAAAGGCAAGATTCCATATCTAGCAGATGCAGAACTTACATATAAGTCAACCAAAGATCCTGCAACTTACACTGTTAGTGATAAAGATGTTTATGTTAATTCTGACTTCCATTGGACAGACAACCATGTAGGCGAACTTTGGTGGGATCTAAGCAGTCTCAGATATATTTGGTATGAACAAGGTGACATTGAATATAGAACAAACAACTGGGCCGAACTATTCCCAGGCAGTAGCATTGACATTTATGAGTGGGTTGAAACAGATCTAACTCCTAGTGAATGGAATGATATTGCTGATACAACAGAAGGTATCAGTTTAGGCTTTAGTGGTCAAACCAAGTATGATGATAACACATACGTTATCAAAAGAGTTTACAATCCTAACACAGGAACATTTACAAGTCGTTATTATTATTGGGTAAGAAACAGTGTTGTTCTTTCTTCTGAAAATACCAATAGAAGTATTCCTGCAAATGAAGTTGCTAGAATTATTTCTAATCCTAGATCATATGGAATTAAAACACTTCAGTTAATTGATACAAATGCATTTAGTATTACAAATGTCAAAACTACACTCAGTGATAATGATGTAAGTTTAAGTGTTCAATATAGAACTGTTGAAACTGATATTCCACAACACAATGAATGGTTGTTGGTAAGTCCTAATCAAAACAGTAAAATTGAAAATAATCTATTGATTAAAAAATTATTTGATAGTTTAGTTGGGTTCGACACAAACGGTAATGCTGTGCCTGATCCTGCCCTACCGCCTCAAAAGCGTTATGGTACACAGATACGTCCTAGACAAACACTGTTTGTAAACAGAACAGAAGCATTAGAAGTATTGTTAACTTATGTAAATGATTTATGTGCAAAAAATAGAATTGCAGATTTAAAAGATATCACAAGATTGACAGAAAAAGATCCACAGCCAAACACAGCCAGTGGCAAGTTTGATATGACTGTAGATGAGTTTGCTGACTTAGATGAAATTAAAACACAAGACTTAGTATCCGCACAACTTTCTGCAAACATTGTTAACGGCAGAATAAAATCTGTAAACATTATAAACAAGGGATTTGGTTATAAAATTGCTCCTGAAGTTGTTATTAGTGCAGAAGGTTATGGTGCTAAACTACAAACTACAATTAACGCTAGTGGAGAAATCACAGCAGTTGAAGTTTTAAAAGAAGGTAAAAACTATACTAGAGCATCACTTACGGTTAGACCTTTCAAGGTTTTAGTCACAGCAGATGAAACTGTAAACAATGCTTGGACTATGTACGAATGGGTAGGTACAGATTGGTCTAGAACAAATACACAAATTTACAATGTAAACAATTTCTGGGAATATAAAGATTACATTGTTGATGGCTTTGATATTGATAGTATAATTGATTACAAAATTGACGCACCTTATGAATTAAACAAAATTGAAACCACTGTTGGCCAACTTGTTGATATTGTAAACGGTGGAGACAACAATAGAGTAATTCTACAGCGTGTAGTAAGCAACGGATCATTCAACGATGAGTATGATCTAATGTATAAGCAAAATGCTACAATTAAATTTAAAGAAAGTTTATACAATTACACAGCAGATGCATTTGGATTTGCAGGACAAGAAAATTACGATCAAAACTTATTTGATCAACAACCAAATGACGAAACTAGAATTGTATTTGAAACAATTAAGGATTATATTTTTGTTGATGATCTTAAGTATGCATGGAACGAATTATTCTTTATTGCTTTGCGTTATGCAATTAGTGAACAAGGATTTATTGATTGGGCATTCAAAACAAGTTTAATTAATGTAAGAAATAATCTCGGCGGATTTAGCAGAAAAATCAATTACAACATTGCTGACCCTGGATATTTAGAACAATACATACAAGAAATCAAACCATACAGTGCAACAATCAGAGAATACATTGTAGGATATGATCAGGTTGAAAACAACAGCATTGGTACTACTGACTTTGATCTACCTAGTTACTATGACGAAACTGAGCAAAAATTTAAAACTGTTAAAGTAACAGATACCAAAGTCACCGAGCCTGAATATGTAAATTGGTTTAACAATTACAAATTCAATGTTGCTAGGATCGATGTAAGTAATGGCGGCAAAGGCTACACACAAAAACCACAGGTAATCGTTAGTGGCGGTAGAGAAAACAAACCAACGATTACTCAAACTGCACCTTTTGCAAGTATTGTTGATACAGATTACAATAACATCTATGTATATGTGGCTAGCACAGGATTACCTAACCATTTTTACAATGAACCACAGGCTAAAGCACAGAAATATGTTTTCCAGTTTGCAAGAAATCCAAATGTAGTAGATGAAAAAACAAGCACTCCAATAGGAGCAGTGGGTGTTGCAACTAATGGTGTACCGATTTACAGTTCAATGATTACTGCAACAGAAAAACTAGGCGGCACAGAATATACAAAGAATAATGTGTTTGCAAAACTTGAAGCAGAACAAGAAGATGGTTCAGGACAAGCAACACCAGAAGGAATGTTCTATTATCAAAGTGATCCAAAGTTTTTATATGAAAAAGATGCAGAAACACACAGTCCTATTATAGGTTTTGCTTTTGATGGTAATCCTATCTACGGTCCATATGGTTATACAGCAAGTAATAACAGAACAATTAAAGTTCAAGAAAGCAGTTATCAACTTCGTACAGCACCGAGGGCAGACGGAAGTAATGCTGATGGCAGATTTATTGAAGACTATGAGTACGTTCCAGGATCAGGCGATTTAGATCAACACAATGGAAGATTTATTGTTACACCAGAATATCCAAATGGAACATACGCTTACTTTGTAACTGTTGATCCTAATGATGTTACGAAACCTGTGTATCCTTACTTTGTAGGACCAACTTATCATGCACAGCCAATTCTACCTAATGGTGCATTTACTATGCCTAATTCAGACAACGTACCTGCAACAGCAGAAGCGTTGATCAGTAGAGAAAGTGTAGGAAGCATTGTATTGACTAATGGTGGTGCTGGTTACACAAGTGCGCCAACAGTTACAATCACAGGCGGCGGCGGAACTGTTACCGAAACTGCAAAAGCAACTGCAATTTTAGAAAACAACAGAATTAGAACTGCTACCACTGAATTAAAATTTGATAGATTACAGAGTAAGAAAACAATACAAACTGAAACTGCGACAGATACTTTTACCAGCACAGCAGGACAGTTAAAGTACAAATTAACTTTCTTACCAACACTTGATAAAAGACAGTTTGAAATTGACGTAAACAATGAAACATTATACATTGAAAACTTTGAAATACAAATTGTCAATGTTGCAGGAAAAACATACAGCAAACGTGAAGGTTATGTTGTATTCACTTTACCTGCAGAGGCAAAGAGCACTGTAACAATCAAGTACAAAAAGAATATTGATCTCATGCACGCCGTTGATAGAATTGAATACTATTACAAACCAACAGCAGGCATGGCAGGTAAAGATCCTAAGCAATTAATGACTGGTGTGGAATACGAAGGTGTAGAAGTACAAGGCTTAGACTTTGGCATTAGTGTTGGTTGGGACGGACTTCCGTGGTTTAGCCATGGTTGGGATACTTTCGCAGGTACTAATACTGACTTTGCTTTCCGTGCAGACGGTAGCACATCGACATTTACACTCGCTTATACACCAAAAGATCAAGTTAAATTGAATGTATACTTTGATGGTGTTAGACAGGACCCAACAAATACTCCAACATTGGTCGGCGATGGTAGTACCACACAGTTTAGTTTAGCAACAACACCAGCAGATGGTGTATTGGTTGTGTTTAGACAAGAAGATTCAGATGGTAGTATTGTTCCAACTGATGTAAACAATATTGACACACTAATTAGTGGTGGAAATTTTGCTTATACTACAGCAACAGGTACTAGTGCAGAAGATATTAGTTTAGATGGTGACGGTTTTGTTACACCTGATACTTCACATGCACCTGAAGAAGTAGTGCCTGGACAAGTATTTGATACGTTGTCGATGCAAGTATACAACGCACCATCAGATGGCTCACCTATTATTGAAACAGTGAGATTTTTCGGAGACGGTACAACAAGGTCATTTGCATTTAATAGACTACCTGGTACAGAAGATAGTATCTATGTTACAGTTGATGGAACATATTACACAAGAACAGACGACGATAGTGTAACAGATCGTTATTCAGTAGACTATCAAAATAAAACTGTTAACTTCCCAGCAGACGAAGATGCACCAGATGATGGTAAAGTAGTAACTATTCAAACTTTAAACGTTGCTGGTAGTAAAATATTAGAAAGAAAAACATTTACAGGTGATGGAAGTACTACTGAATTCTTGTTAACATCTAAGTTTGGTGATGTACAAAGTGCATTTGTAACTGTTAATGGAGTAAAAAGAGATTATGTATTTAGAAAAGATGCAGACACTGGAAGCACTATTGTTGATCTTGTTAACCCGCCTGTAGAATCAGGAGCAGTTGTACAGATTACAGGCTTACAAGGCACTGACAAAACATTTAGTGAAATTAAAACTGATGTTTTCACAACAGATGGAAGTACAACAGAGTTTAATTTATCACAAACACCAGATAAAATTGAACCGTTCCATGCAATGGCTATTGTAGAAATAGACGGCAAGCGACTAAAGGCACCAGATACTGTTTATTATGTAAGCAATGGTGTAACATTAGATTACCTAGTAAGCCAAGATCCTGAGTATCCAGCATTTAGTCTAGCACTTGGAGAACTAGAAGTACACCAGAACGGAGTAAAACTAGTACCAATTCAAGATTATCAGTTTAACACTGCTACTAATTTGTTAACATTCTATAGTGGAAGATTAACAAGTGGTGATGTTATTGCTATTACTATTCTTAGAAATCATGATTATGAAATTACAAAAGAAACTGATGCTGATAGCACAGGTGCAGGCAGATTAAAAATACTAAGACATTCGTTTGGTGACTCTACCAGCATCGACGGTGTGGTTGGATCCACAATCAGAGTTACTACATTCAGTAATCATGATAATAACTTGATGCGTAAAGAAGTTTACAAAGGACAACTTGGCGGTAACTACAGTCTTGGTAGAAAAGTTGTCGACAGTAACTATGTTTGGGTAGAACTAAATGGAAATCCATTGGTTGCTGACATTGATTACAAGGTATTGGATGATCAACAAACTGTATATATTGATAATAGATTTGCACAAGACACAACTGACAGAGTAGTGGTTACAAGTTTCCAAGAAGATGTCAGCCATGACAGTATTGGTTACAAAGTATTCAAAGATATGTTGAACAGAACACACTATAAACGTCTAAGTCTTTCAGATACAACCACACTTGCCGCTGATTTGAAAAATACAGACACTGAAATTTCGTTGGTAAGTGCTAGTTTCCTACCTACACCAGATCCAAAAAACAGAATTCCAGGTGTTGTATTCGTTGGACAGGAGAGAATTGAGTTTTATAAGGTTGAAAACAACACATTATCACAATTAACCAGAGGAACACTTGGTACAAGCATCAAGTCATTGTATAAAGCAGGCACACGAGTTGACGATCAAGGTCCAGATCAAACAATACCATACAGGGAATCATTAAATGTTTATGAAGCAATTACATCAAATGATCTACCAAATGGCAAAAAAGTACATGTTCTTGAAACAATTAACTTTGCTAGTGGTGTTGATGCACATAATCAAGTAGAGGTATATGTTGGCGGCAAGAAATTACAAAAACCTACGCCATCTACCAACCAAATTACTATTCATGATGCTGAAATAGCGTTTGATTCTGGAGATGTAAACAGTGCAAATACCTCATCAGATGTGGTACAGATAGCAGAATACACAATTACGCCAGTCGGTGACAGTGATGCCGCGGGCTACTATAAATTAACATTAAGAGATGAACCAGCGATAGGTGCTGAAGTAAAAGTAATACAGCGTCAAGGTAAGGTTTGGTACGGAAAAGGAGCGTCTACGGCGTCTAACGGGCAGACTCTACAACGTGCAAAAACACCACAAAGTGACTTCTTACTTGAAAGACCTAGTGGTTTACCTATAATAAATATTAAGGAATAACCAATGTCAGAACAGGATAACACAGTGCAGGACAAACAAGTAACACATACAGAAAAGCCTAACGAAAATACAGGAATTCATATGGAAGGCCATATCAAAATCTTTGATCCTAAAACAGGAGAAGTTTTAATTGATAAAAGAAATGCTATCCACTATGAAAACATGAGTATTTCACTTGCTGAATCATTGGGTAATGAAGGCAAGGGTAATATTGTTGAAATGGCTTTTGGTAATGGTGGTACTACAGTTGATCCAACAGGTATTATTACGTACTTGACACCTAATAACACAGGTGTTAATGCATCGTTATACAATCAAACATACTATAAAACAGTTGATGATAACAATGTTAACAACACTGATCCTGCTAGAAACTTTATTGAAACAAGACATACATTAGGAACAACATATACAGACATCCTCGTTAGTTGTTTGTTAGACTATGGTGAACCTACAGGGCAAGAAGCATTTGATAACAGCAATGACTTAGATGGCAACTATGTCTTTGATGAATTAGGATTAAGAGCGTACAGCACAGAAGGTGCTAATGAGGGTAGATTGTTGACACACGTTATTTTCCACCCTGTACAAAAATCATTGAATAGACTTATTCAAATTGATTACACAGTAAGAATACAGAGTTTAACAAATATTAGTGAGATTTAATAGATGGCGTATACAGTAAACTTTACAAATGCAGTTCAAAAGACTCCTATTACTGTCGACGACAATAGTAGGAACACAAGCGATACGTCATTAACATTAATTGGTCGTAATGAACCAACTTATGGCCAGGCTATTGCAGAAAATTTTGTACACATTTTAGAAAATTTTGCAAATGGCACTGCACCAGCAAATCCAATTGAAGGACAACTATGGTATGATAGTGCTACAAGTAGATTACTAGTTAATGATTCTACAGCAGGCAGTGCTAACTGGAGACCAGCAGGTGGACTTCATGTTTCAGCAACTGAACCAGAAAATGCAATCAAAGGAGACCTTTGGGCAGATACAACAAATACTCAGGTATTTTTATACACAGGATCACAGTTTCAACTTGTAGGGCCAAACTTCAGCGGAGGACTTAAATCAGGTGCAGAAGCAGAAGTGGTTACAGATACAACAGGTGCAAATCACACAGTTATAAAAAATTATGTGGATGACAAAGTTGTAACAATTATTTCAAAAGATCAATTTATTCCAAGACAGGACATCGAAGGCTTTACTGAAATTTTTCCAGGTGTAAATATTTCAAACAAAGACTTTGACGGTAACGGTATTGTCCTTAACAAATTACATGCAAGTGCAACAAAAGCAGATGCACTTAGCGTTACACAACCTTCAGTAGAAATTGTAAATGCAAATAACTTTTTAAGAAGTGACATTACAGATACAACAAACGGACAGTTGTTTGTAAGAAACAACGGTGGTGTTACTGTTGGTGCAAATCAAATCTTTAACTTAGAAATTGCAAGTAACAATGCTGTAATTAAAAACAACTCAACTGACGGTAATATTGATTTCAAAGTATTTCCAAACTCAACAGGTGATATCGAAACTGTAGTAAGGGTTGATGGTGCTAACCAGCGTGTGGGTATTAATCAACTTTCTCCGGCTGTTGCACTAGATGTTACAGGCGGCGGACACTTTACTGACACACTACAGGCGGCAAGCACTACAGATGCTACTTCTACAACAACAGGAGCATTTAGAGTTGCAGGTGGTGCAGGTATTGAGAAAAAACTATTTGTAGGTGGCGACACTAGCATCGGCGGACATCTTGCTATTGGTGAAGATGATCCAGTAGAAGGTGCAACAGGCATTGCTCCTAGTGTTGATAACAAGTTAACAATTGGTACGACCAGCAAAAGATTTAACAATGTTCATTCACAAATTTTTACAGGAAGATTAGTTGGAACTGTGGTAGGTGATGTTACAGGTAATGTTAACGGAACTGCTGACAGATTAGTAGCAAGTACTACATTTAAAGTTGGTGGACACATGGCTGATGCAACAGGTTTCAGTTTTGATGGACAAACAGGCGGTACTGAAAAAACATTCAACGTAACTGTAACACAGGACGCAATTGATGATCAAGATGCAGTTACTGATACAGTTATTAGTGACACACTATTGATTTCAAGAAGAAACGTAGGTCTAAAGAAAATTAGATATGACGATTTCTTTGAAGGCGCACCAACTGTACCGGTAGGCGCAATTATGCCATACGCAGGTGCAACAGCACCAGCAGGTTTTTTATTATGTGATGGTAGTGAAGTTCCGATTGCAACGTACAACGATTTGTTTACAGTAATTGGTACAACATACGGTTCAGGACAAAATCCAAACACATTCAACGTTCCAGACCTACGTGGTAGATTCCCACTAGGTAAGGATAACATGGACAATGGACTTACAGTGCAAGACGCTGATAACAATCCAGTTGACGGCGGCGGCGGTAGTTCTAATAGGGTTACAGATGGTCAAGCAGATACACTTGGTGGTTCAGCAGGTGCTGAGTCATATGACATCACAGACGATGATGTAGGTTCAGGTTCACAGTTTGATGGAGCGGCAGGTAATGATGGACCTTTCTCAACTATTCCTGTAATGAATCCATACTTAACATTAAATTATATTATTAGGGCGAGCAAATAATGGCATATACGATTAACAAAACAGACGGTACAGTACTAGCAACTATTGTTGACGGAACAGTAGATACTACAACTACTGACCTAAGTTTAGTTGGTAAAAAGTATGCCAACTATGGAGAAATCTTCAACGAAAATCTAATTCATATGTTGGAGAATTTTGCTAGTACAACTGCTCCGACAAATCCTGTAGATGGACAACTTTGGTATGATAAACTAGAAGGTAGACTAAAAGTTTATACAGGCACAGAATTTAAACCAACTGGTGGTCCTTTAGTACAAGAAGAACAGCCAACAGGTTTAGTTAAAGGTGACCTTTGGGTAGATTCATTAAACAATCAACTTTACTTTTATGATGGAGTTGATCTAGGACTGGCAGGTCCTATTTACACAGCAGGTCAAGGTAAACACGGTTGGATTGTTGAAAACATTTTAGATACAAACAATAACAGTAGACCTATCACAAAATTATTTGTAAATGATTTATTAGTAGGTATTTTAAGTAAGGTAGAATTTACACCTAAAGTTGCTATTACTGGTTTTTCTACTATCAAGGTAGGTTTAAACTTTAGTACTAATGTAACAGGTTTAAAATTGCATGGTACAGCAACCAACGCTGATAATATTGCAGGTGTTGATCCGGGTAACTTCTTACGTGGTGATATTGCGAGTACATCAACAAGTCAGTTAAGTATTCAAACAGACACAGGTATTGTTATAGGCGGTGAACAAGATCTTAATATTGAAGTAGATGGTGATACCACTGTTCTAAAAAATAACCTACAAGACAAAGATTTTAAAGTACAAATTAACACAACTAGTGGTAGTTTAGGTATTATTGATGCAATAACCATTGATAGTTCTGCACTACAAGTAAAAGTATTTGAAAATAGAACCAACAGCACAACTGAATTTGGCGGTGATGTTGTTGTACAACAAAATCTTACTGTAAATGGTACAACAACTTTTGTTGATACACAGAATACTAGAGTAGGTGATAAAAATATTGAACTTGCATACAGTGATAACCCAACTGATGCACTTGCTGATGGCGGCGGTATTACACTTAAAGGTACAACTGATCATACATTCAGTTGGAGTCAATCTGGAGGATATTGGTCCAGTTCAGAAGGACACAATGTAGCAAGTGGCAAATCATATTTTGTTGCCGGTGCAAGTGTATTAAGCGGTGACACGTTAGGTAGTGGTGTTACAAAGAGTAGTTTAGAACAGGTTGGTGTATTAAAAGAATTACAAGTTGATGGAATTAAACTTGAAGGCAATGTAATTGAAACGCTAGATTCAAATGCAGATATTGAATTAAGACCAGCAGGTACAGGTAGCATTAATGCTAATACTAGCAAAATTACAAATGTTGCGGCACCTGTAGTTGATACTGATGCGGCAAACAAAGCACATGTAAATGAAGCAATTAGATCTAGAACACTGTTCTTTACAATTAACATAACAGGTGAAACTGCAAGTACTTTCTTACCAACTGCATTGAACAATCTTGCTCCTGCAAGTAATTTTGAAGATGGTACTACTGCTAGAATTTTAGCAGAAGAAATTACACTTGCTGGTGCACAAACACCTATTTCTGTAGTTACAAGTGCTACAGGAACAAACCAAATTGAAGTAGACTATCAAACTGTACAAAATGTAGGAACACCTCCTACAGTATCTGTGGTTAAAAACTTCAGTGTACCAAATGGTATTACATTATCGGGTAGTTCACTTGGTGTAAACAGAACATATCACTTGTTAACAATCAGCGGAGGGACTTGGACGTACACTAGCGTGATTACTCCATAAGGATAGAATATGCCATATACAATTAATAGAACAGACGGAACAACTCTTGTAACACTTGCAGATGGTGTAGTCGATACCACAACCGACCTAAACTTGGTTGGACGTAATGTTGCAGGATATGGTGAAACGCAGAATGAAAACTTTGTAAAGTTATTAGAAAACTTTGCTAGTACTACTACGCCACCTAGTAAGCCGTTGGTAGGACAACTTTGGTTTGACAAAGACGTAGATGTTCTTCGTCCTGCTGTTTTTGATGGTGTGAAATGGAGACAAGTTGCAATTTTAGATGTAGGCAACACTGCACCAGGATCAAGGAAAGAAGGCGATTTATGGTGGGACGCCGACGATAATAAATTATATGCTTGGTCCAATGACGGTGACGAACACGTATTAATTGGACCAGAAGGCGTAACAGGCTTTGGTATTACAAAATGGGTATCAATGAAAGTTACAGATACTGACGGCAACGATCATGCAGTAGCCGCTGGATATGTTGACGGAAGCATTTATGCAATTATAGCAGATGACAATTTTACAATCGATCAAGCAGAAACACCAATTACAGGATTTACAGATCTACATAAAGGTATTACACTTGAAGGAACTACTGCAAATGATCAAAGCACTGCAACCAAGTATGTAGGGACAGCAACTGACAGTGATAAGTTAAAAGGACGTGACGGAGATACATACGCTAACCTAGCAGATGCTGAACTAGTAACAGGAAATTATAAATTTAGAAATGATCCAGACGGTGTAAACTTTGGACCAAATGATGAACTTGTAATCAAGCATGTCAATAATAATACTAAAATTTGGGCAACAGGCACAGATAGTTTAGCAATTGGTGTTAACTACGCAGGTTCAGGGCAAGATAAAACTGTTATGGGATTCAGCGGTAAGGATGTATTACCTGGCGTTGATGAAGAATTTAACTTTGGTTCTCCTAGTTTAAAATGGAGAAACATATACGCTGACAGCATTTTTGCAAATGTTGTTGGTGATATTGTAGGTGATACTGTAGGAACAAACACAGGTAATGTGGTAGGTAACGTAACAGGTAACGTAACAGGTAATGTACAAACTACAGGCGGGACAGTACTAGTTGATTTAGATAATCAACGTTTTGAAGGAACAGCGGCTTTTGTAGATGACGGTGTACTAAAATCCACAGCACAGACAATTACTGCGGCACATAATATTACAGGTAACTTTACGTTCAGAGGCAACAATACGTTTATGGACAGTGCTAATAGATTTAGAAGCACTGCTACTTTTGAAGGAACTTCAGAACATTACAATGGAAATGTTTCAAAAGGTACAATTGGTAAAGGTGCTATTCCAAGTCAAGACAGTGGCAGAGCCATTACAGATTTAACCATTGACAGTGTTACTATAAAAGATTCAACAATTCAAGGATCAGGAACTGTAATTAAAGACGGAACTATTCAACAGGTAAACATCAACAACTCAGCAATTGGTGTTGGCGGTATTGTTTCAAATGTTAAAAGTACAAAGTTTACAGATAGTGGCGGAAGAAGTTTCAGCACAATTAGCAAAGATCCGACGTTCTCAAATGCTGATAACGACACAGTAACAACAACGTTGGCAACAAAACAGTACATTGATAATAAGATCAGTGGTATTGTTAACACAATTACTTTCCATCTTGATACAAAAGGTTTAGATACTAACGGAGTAAAAGCACAATTAGAAAGACTAGCACCTGCAGAAAATTTTGCTAATGGTACAGAAGCAAGAATTTTAGGTTCTCATTATTATGCTAACCATGGAACAGATAGTCGCGGAAATCCAAGATACTTTAGAAAATACGGTGTTGATAGAGTTCTTAGAAGAGGTATTGGTTACATTGGTGGTAGATATGTAAACCAAACTACACAAATGGGAAGTGCTACAGATTTGTTAAATGCTAAAACAAGTATTACAGGATACAAATTTGTTAAACGTGGTGTAGGTGGTGCAACACAAGATTTAGAAGCAATTACTACAAACATTCCAGCAAACAACAGTCAATTCTTTAACTTATTGGAAAACAATACATTGAATGGTTGGATGCGTATTACAACAGACACAAATGGATTGCATGAAAAAACAGCAGACTACTTAGGATTTCCTGGAGCACAAGGTGCAAGAGTTGTTTGTTTTCAGAACGGTGTTGTAATTGGTATTGGGTTTGATGTTGATGGTATATTATTTGATGGTTTGAAGGACGGAAGTTCAGTGGGTAGAAATGCATTCGTAAGCGGACCGTTTACAGTAGGCTGGAACGCAAAAGTCCCAGGTGCTACTCCGAACAATCCAGCAGATCAGTCAGTAGAGTTTTACACTATTGATTACAATACATTAGAGTTTCCAGGTGCTTGGGTGTATAATGGAACTATATAATGTATGAGTTGGTTGAGGAGTATATAACTAATGTAGACGAGATTATGGACTTAGTTCATAGTCATGAAGCACAAGGTAAGTTTACTGCTCGAGGCTTAGGTAGCAAAGAGAAACATGCTACCAAATACGGTGAAAGTCATTTTTCAAGTCTATTTGAAAAAGACATGAGCAAAGAATTAGTTGAGACTGTTTGGAAAACAGTGCCCGAAGAAGAAAGAAAATGGGTCAGCCAAATAGTTATTAACAAATATGTGCCAGGTGATTGGTTAATCAAACACCAGGACAGTGCAGGCGGGTACTGGCAGTTTAAGTTAGTATTTTTAACTGAAGGTAAACCGCATTTTAAATACTGGAACAAAGATAATGAGGAAGTTTTGTTACAGGAAATAAAAGGAGCAATGTTTAAAATGCCAATTGATACATGGCATGAAGTAACTAAAATTGAACAAGGCGAAGCACCTAAATACAGTCTTTGCTTGATATGGGAATAGTAAAATGGCAGTACAGAAACTAAAATTAATGTTTAACAAGAAGAACAGAGAACTTATTGGTGGTTTCTCTGCTGATGAAGTTCCACCAATGTCTTTTGAAAGTGTAGTGTTTAGAACAGAAGAATATGATCCAGAAGAATATTGTTGGGTTGGCACATACGACAATGGTAAACTTGTAAAAATTGAACAAAGCGATAATCAATTAATTGATGAAGAACTTCTTAATGCTAATGTGGAACAAAACATTAACATTGAATATCCAATTTATAAACAATTGAATATAATCATGGATATGCTGAATGAAAACAAAGCCGTTAGCAACACCAAAGAATTTACAGACATGATTAATTTCATTAAAGACGAAAGAGCACGTAACAAAGCACGTAAAGACGTTTACAAGCAAGATGGCACACCATACATTTTCAACAGCAAAGAAGATGAAATGAAAGACATCAGAAAACTACTAGACGAAGATTAAGGTAAATACTACTATGCCATATATAGTAAACACATACAACGGACAACAAATTGCAGTAGTAAACGATGGTACTATTGATCAAACTCTTGATATAAAACTTATCGGTAAAAACTATGCAGGTTTTGGTGAAATCCTAAATGAGAATCTAGTACACATTCTAGAAAATTTTGCAGGCAGTAATCAACCGCCTAAACCAGTATCAGGACAAATATGGTATGATACAGGTAACAAAGTTATCAAGTTCTATGACGGTAGTAGATTTAGAATTGCTGGTGGTGCAGAAGTAGGACCAGTTGCTCCGGTAGGATTAGCCAATGGTGATTTTTGGTGGGAAGATGAAGGCCAGCAGTTATATGTTTACAATGGTCAAGATTATGTTCTTGTAGGTCCTGTTGCAACAGGTGGTGAAGGTGTTAGTACATTTACTAGTAAAGTATACAAAGACACACTAGGAAACAACAGAACAGTGCTTCAAGCAAGTGTTAATGACCAAGTTATTAACATTATTTCAAAAGACGAATTTATTTTAGACGAACAAAGCAACCCTATTCCAGGTTTTAGTTCAATCAAAAAAGGTTTAAACCTAGCCAGCAAACAAACATATATTGGTATGCGTTATTGGGGAACAGCAGAAGATGCTGATCAACTAGGCGGTATTCCAGCGGCACAATATGTCCTTAATAGTGGACTACAGAGTTTTGCTGACGTTGTAAGTTTTAGAAACGACGATGGTTTAGTAGTTGGCGCCGGTAGTGATTTAAAATTACATGTTACCAACAGTGACCAAGGTAACTTAACAAACCAAGTAGGTAATGTATTAAATTTCAATTTAAATACCGCAGGTCAAACACAAAAAGTTGCACAGTTTATTGATAATGCATTTTTGCCTAGTGTTGATGACACAGGCACGATAGGTAACACTAATACTAAATGGTCAAACGGTTTCTTTACAGATTTGACACTAGATCAAAACGGTTCTTTAAACGGAAATGTAACTGGTAATGTTACAGGTAATGTTACGGGAAACTTAACAGGTAACGTTGTTGGTAACGTAACAAGTTCGGGAACCAGTTCATTCAATAACTTAACTGTTACAGGTGCATTAACAGCATCACTAACAGGTACATCAACAACTGCAACAAACTTATTTGTAAGTGGTACAGCAAGACCAGCGGCAACTACAGCAACAGGTAATACTATTGCGGCTAGAGATGCTGACGGTGATATCAGTGCTGTCAATTTTAATGGTACAGCCACTAATGCTAGTCAATTAGATAATGCAAGTGCTAGTGTTACATCTGCAAACAACACCATTGTTAAACGTGACGGAAATTCAGATGTGTTTGCTCGTGTATTTAGAGGTACTGCAACAGCCGCTCAATATGCTGACTTGGCAGAAAACTATCTTGGAGATAACAAGTATGATCCAGGCACAGTTTTAATCTTTGGCGGCGCAAACGAAGTCACAACCACTAGTGTATTTTGTGATACAAGAATTGCAGGCATTGTATCCACAGAACCTGCACACCTTATGAATTCAAGTCTATACGGAGACTTTGTTAATGCAGTAGCACTAAGAGGTAGAGTTCCTTGCAAAGTAGAAGGTGCTGTTAACAAAGGTGATTTAATTGTAACAAGTCCAAAACCGGGTATTGCTACAGCATTAACCAAAGATAGTGCTTTACCACATGCGTGTTGTGTGCTTGGAAGATCATTAGAAGACAATCAAGACAACGGTATTAAACTAGTAGAAGTGGTAGTTTAAACGCATTTTAAGCGTCATACAGCGGTGATCTTAGTCCGCTAGTATGTTTGATGCCATAGGAAAAATTTCAGCAATTACAGACGCACATGCATGGGCAATGTCCATGTGTTCTTTTTGAGTACCATTAGCACCACGAAGTTCAATGTAGTGTACCCAACTACGAAGTGTGCCATTCATATAGAGTCGTGTCTTTGTACAGCCTTCTGGTAGTACAGCACGAGCCTGTTCTTTGGCAATACCATTTTCGATTGCCCAATTATATGCTTCTTTGGCGGCATCAATAACTTTTTGTTGTTGAGATTCCCAGTCGTTAATTAGATTCATTTCTTGTTGAGTAGTACCTAAAACAATTGAGTTTTGTCTATTTTTTGTATCTTGTAAACGTGCTTCTCTAAGAACAAACTGATCACCAAACTCCGCAGGATCTGCATAGCGTTGGCTGAATTCCTGAAAACTGAAACTGCGATGGCGTACAATTTGATGTGCAATATCACGAGTGGTATTGATTTCCAAACATGCACTAACCATTTCGAGCGGTGACCAGTGTTTGTGTTTGACCAAATAATTGATCAGTTTTTCAGACGTTTCTTTGTTCATCTGATTACTTGGATTGCTTACTCTAGCACAATAAGCAATCAATTCCTGTGCGTCTTCTAGTTCTAAACTGTCAGGTGCTTTAGAGTATGAAATAAGTTTTACGTCAGTCATCTTTGTTCTTTCCACGCTTGATGTTAAAATTTACTTTTTTTGTGAATTTGTTTCTTGCCCTAGTTACACTCTTTTTAAGGCTTGTAATATCTATGCTAAAATCCATAGATACAATTTTGTCTTTGTTGATTCTTAAAAGTTCGTTGACTTTTTTAGATGTGGCGTCTTCGTTGCCTGTTTCTAATAAGATTGTTCTTACATCAACAATAGCAACTTTACCATTTTTAAGATTTAAGCGAAGTTGTGTCAAATACTTGATTGGGAGTTTCTCAACATTAATTTCATCAAGAACATTTTCCCAATCAAGATCTGAATTCGAAAGGAGTGACTTACTGCTTTGGCTCTTTCTTACCATTATGCATCTACTGCTTTTGCCTTAGATGATTTTTTTGGTTCAGCCGGTGGATCAATCTCGTCTGCTCTGCGACGTAAGTCCAAAACTTCCTTATAGAGTTGATCTGCTCTCTTACGATAGTTACCTGCCATTTGTGCTTTAAACTCAGCCGTGTCAGTTGGCTGTGTTTCGTCTTGAACAGCAAGTTCACTAATATCAACACCACGTTGTTTTGCAATTTCTTCATTTAGTTGATCTAATTGAATCCAATTGTCTTTAACGGGTGTAGGTGTAACAGTCACTGTCTTTGTATCTACTTTTTGCAAAAAGCCTTGTTGGCTTAGTGTATAAAGCATGTTGTTTCCATCACCAAACTTTTTTGGTGCTAGTACATTCGCTAATTCATCTGCTGTTTGTCCAGCATTTGATTCTACCACTTTGAATAACTCATCGTGATACATTGCTGGAAGTTTTTCTGCAGGAATTACTAATGCACTAAATGGATCACCTGGAATTGTACGGTAGGCAATAACGACTTTCTTATCGCCGATGTTACCAACGTGTTTTACCTGTGTTGCCATATTATTTTCTCCTATTTTTTAGGAGCATCAGTTTGTGCTGGTGCACCTTCTTTGTTTTCAGACTTTTGAATTGCTTCTAAAAACTGTGTTAGTCTGTTGTAAGTATTACCTACTACAGCCATTTCTGCCGCTTTAAAAGTTCCTCTTGAACTTGAAACGTCAATAATAGTTTTAAGTGCCTGTAAGTCAGATACAGTAAGATCTGGACCCGCAGGTGCTTGGCCCGCCGCAGGTGCTCCTGCTGGTGCCGCTTGTGCTAAACCTTCTGCTGGAGCCTCAGGTGCAGTAGTTGCCGCTGGTGCTTCTGTAGCAGGTGTTTCAGTCTTTTTATCTTCAGCCATTTTAAACTCCTTATGTTTATATGCTATATTAGTTATAATACTCTTACTTCTTGGCCTGTTAGTTCTGAACAGCCAAGTGAAAAGTACGAGGATTCGGAAGCGTTTTCAAAACCAATTTTGATAACTTTTTCAACTTTATTGTCGACAATATCCAAATCTTCTATGATAGAATATCTACCACTACAGTTATTATAGATCCATTTGTCTAAAGAAGTCAATAGATTATTTGTCCAATATGTTTGTTCATGATGGACTTTGATAACTGTAAAATGATTTGGAATAAATCTTAATTTTCTAATTTCCAAAACATTATATGGATTTGGATCGTCAATTAATAAACGCATTATGCCGCCTTGTCATAATATGTTGTTACACCATGTGGTGCCTCGATTGACTTATCTGAGTGAATAACCCAAACTGTATCACAGTAATTAGGATCGCCCCAATTCCATGAATAGCCATCTGTAAACACCAACAGTTTCTTAGGAGTAATACCATGTTCTTTCATGTACTCCCAGTTACAATCAAAGTCTGTACCACCGCCACCGGCTAGTTCATAGTCTTCGATATCGTTACCTGCGTCGGGTGTAAATTCTGTCTCGTTATATACTTCTGTATCAAAACACCATACACGAATCTTGTAATCATCATATTGATCGCAGATGCCTTTTACTTCACTCATAAAGTCTTTTGCTTCTTGGCTACCAATACTACCACTCATGTCTAGTGCAATGCAAAGGTCAATAGTTTCATCATAGTCCATGCCCGGCAGTACAGCACTTGTATGCCAGCCTTTACGTGAAGGACGCATAAAACTATAGTTGTTTTTAATAGAACTTTGAATCTGTTGATTAAGTATTTCACGCCAGTTCATTTTAGGCTCAGTAAGTTCTTTGATAATACGTTGTACACCTTTAGGAACATTACCAACACCAGCCGCTTGTGCTGAACTGATCATTGCTTCTTTCATTCCATCGCGAATCTTCTTAAGTTCTTCTTTTGTGTATGTAGGACGACCTTTTCCGTCTTTGCCTTTTTTGCCCTTTTTAGTTTTACCTGCAGGACCTTGTCCTTCACCACCTTCCCAGTCGATGTGTTCGTCAAGAAGTTTACCAAGTTGCTCAAGTTGTTCTTGATCATACTTTTGGAAGATGTCATCATATACTGCTTCTGATGCCCAGCCATAATATTTAGGATCATGAAAACATTTTACCTGTGTAATCATCTCACCAATCTTGTGTTTCATAAGATCACCATTAACACAATAGTCAGCGGCAATGTTGTAAATCTGCGGATCACGATCATCTCTACGTGTAAAGTGATCATAAACACAGTGCAGAATTTCATGACCAAACAAAAATTCTGTTTGCTTTTGATTAAGATTATTTACAAAGTTTTCATTGTAAAAGAAGTTCTTGCCGTCAGTTGCGGCAGTAGCACACCAATCTGTTGCATCAACAATTTTAAGACGTGTTGCCAAGTTACCAAAGAAAGGCTGACGAATCAACAAACCAATACGTGCAGTTACAAGTTGTTCTACTACTTTGTTTGAATCGACGTTGGGATCTTTTTCATAGATCTTACCGTCCATCATGCTCTGTTCTACTTCTGTGGTTACTTGACTCATTGTTGCCTCTCTTTCTAACTATATTTAAAGTATAGCATCAAATAGGTATTTGTCAACTAGAATTTTTGGAGATAATCGGTTTGCATGTCCAATTTGGCCTGCTTGTATGATACAGATTCTGCTATATCTTGTGCCACGAACTCTCCTGGAGTGAATACATATTGTACCAAATCCGACGGAAGTTTGCTGGTTTTCAACCCATCTCCTGCGTCAACTACATAAGGAAGAAGGTCTTCTTTTGCAATCACAGCCACCGCATCGCGATCACAAATGAGCAAGAACTGTGCATAAGTATCAGGAAGTGTACGGCCTGCACTGCTACCACGAGTATTCATAAGTTGCAGATCGCTGACATATTCTTTTTTGTCTTTGCGTACTCGTGTAAAAAGAGCACCATCGGTATACTTCATTTCTACTGTGATACCGTCAGGACCCCAATGATCTACACCTTCATAATCAACATAGATAAGTTCACGATTGCTGAATACTTCTAGTGAACGTTCAAATAGATCGCTTTTATCAAAACGCAATTTACGTGCATTAAGTTCTTTGTCTACATGTTTAACAAGTGAAACGTATCTAGACCAATCTACTTTTTCACGTAGCCATTTTGCGAATTCTACAGTTTGCATATGATACTCCTTTAGCAACTGTAATTATGATACTATCTGTTTTGGATACTGTCAACTGAATTGGCGAATAAAACTTTCTGATAGTTCTTTCAACTCTTCATTTGTAAAATTACTTTTCCACATATTTGCACGATGGGTAAGCAATTGAACATTACCTTTTGTATAGCCTTGATCAGGATCAATGCGATCGAGTGTGCAACTATTGGGATTACACCAATTATTACGCCAGTATGTGCCTCCCCTAGTGAACTCTAACTTCACACCTGTAATAGCACATCTCCAATTTTGTTTTTCACCAATTTGGTATGCATCATACTTGTTTATTTCCATTGGCCATGATTTATCGCCTCTATTTTTTGCACGACTGATATTTTGTTGTAGGAATTTAAGTTTGTCCAAGTCCATAACAAAGTTATTTAATTCGGACACTTCGTCGATGTCGAACAGTTCTGAAAACATCTTTTACTCCTCTGTAGAACTGTGGGAAAAGAGTGAGGGGATCCGAAGACCCCCTCTATAGTTAGTTAAGATGCCATTGCGGCTGAGACATACTTGCCATACTTGTCATGGAAACGATCAAAGTTTGACAAGTCTTTAGGACTGAACGGCAGTTTGTAAGTGCTGATTGCAACACGTACACCCATAACAACAAGTTCAGTTTCAAAGTTATCCATAATGAAACCAAAGAAGTTATCGGCCTGCTTATTCCAGTCTTTAGCCTTGTTCTTGAACGCTTCTTGCAATTCGTAACACATGGACACAGTCAACGAGTACATAGCACTGATGTCTGTAGTTTCCATAGTCTTAACCTTGCCAGCAAGAATGTCTGTAGGATTCGGCAGTGTAGAAGCAACCTTACGGTGTGCCGCAAACTTAACTGCCAAACCTTCTCCAACGCTACCTGCAACGAGGTCAATCATTGTAGATTCAGGTAGATCATCGTCGAGAAGTTCGCTCACGAAACTCCACGAACGTGGAGTAGCAAATGCTCTTGAACTGCCTTTAGGATCAAAGTCATAAAGATCTTGCTTTGAAAAAGAACAGTATCCAACAACATCTGGGTGAATTTTGTTTTCAGTTGCCCACTGCAACCAGTCTTCGAAATCAACACGCATTTCGATATGTACAAATCTATTAGCCAACGGTGCAGGCATACGATACGTAACACCTTTATCTGTTTCACGGTTACCAGCCGCTACAATTACAACGTTGTCTGGAAGTTTGTAAGTACCAACCTTACGGTTTAGAATAAGTTGGTATGCCGCGGCTTGCACAGCCGGTGCCGCCGAATTAAGTTCGTCCAGGAAAAGAACAATGGTCTTATATTTCTTAGCCATTGCTTCGTCTGGCAATTCAGTAGGTGGTGCCCACTTCATTGTGTTATCGTTGGCGGCATAATACGGCATACCTTTGATATCCGTTGGATCCCATAATGACAAACGAATATCAATCAAATGTGATTTTTCAAATGTGTCGGTAACCTGACTTACAATATCAGATTTACCAATGCCCGGAGGTCCCCAAAGGAACACAGGACGTTTTGTTTCCATTGCTTTTAAAATTGCACGTTTTGCCTCATTTGGAGTAACTGTACGTGCTTCTACTGCTTGTGCTGACATAATGTACCTCGTTTTGTTGTTTAACTAACTATAATATTAATATAGCATCGTTAACAAATATGTCAACCATATATGTAATTATTTTGGAAAAAAACTGTCCAAAATGACTAGGATTCGTCTAGTTCTCTAGCCATTGCTCTGGCTAGGCCGTATTGTTTGATATCACCAGCAAACATCATTAGGTTTAGTGCCATTTTTTCACTTAGCACATAGATTCGTTTGCTTGTAACATAGTATGGACAATCAATAAATTGATCTAAGTATAAAAATACCTGAGGTGTGAATTTAATACTTTGTGGAAACTGTATTTCGTAACT